GCTATACAATTATCGACAGAGAAGAAGACAGGATTATTCATGATGCTGGCATCTAAGACTATATATGATGTTGGTATTCAATATGGATTTGATAAACACTATAAGGATGCTAAAGCTATTAAAGGTGCAGTATACCGTAACTATGCGGAAGTAAAGAATAATCCTGATAAATATGGTATAAGTAAAGATACATATGATTTGGTATTGGATGCTATGGCATCTAGGGCGGTGGCTTCTCCTAAGTCTGAGATTAAAGCTGCTGAGAAAAAAGAACTAGAAGGGGCGGATATAAAGAAATTAGTACTAAGTAATAGAGATACTCTTGCTCAGCTCATGGCTAAGAAGCTATCTATGATTTCTAACGCTGAATTGAAGAAGATGTCACTAAAGGACTTCGGTACTTTATTTGGTATATTATTTGATAAGGGACAGATTATACAAGGACAAGCTACAGAACATATAGCTCATCTATCTAAAGTCGAAGATGGATTATCACCACAGGAACTTATGGAAACTGTTATTAAACAAAGAGAACACGCAGTTGAAAGAAAGTCTGAATAAATAATGAATACTGAAGATATGTCAAATGCTCAGAGTAAGATAGCTTTAATGAAAAAAGAAGAGGTTATTAGACGTAATCGTGTCTTTAATGAGTATATTAATTCTGATGATTATACAAAGAAGTTAGAACTTCGTGCCAAGATTAATGATGCATGTTACACTGGTCGTAAGAACTATACCCTGTCCAGAGCAAGGACTATAGAACTATGTAAGGGTATACAAACAGATGGCTCTTATAATAATAAGGAAGGTTTCTTATTTTGGTTAAATAACTTTGCTTGGACTTACTCCCCTAAGACAGAGGTTAAACATCTTCCTTTCATAGCCTTTGATTTCCAAGAGGATGCATCAAAGTGGTTTATAGATAGGATTGATAAAGGTGAAGATGCTTTTGCTGAGAAATCAAGAGACATGGGAGCATCATGGATATTTTTTGTATATATACCTATATGGTATTGGTTATTTGGTGAGGGTACAGCTATACTAATTGGTTCTTATAAGGAAGCATTAGTTGATAATGGTTCTATTGATTCTCTCTTTGGTAAGATAGAATATACTATTGAATCATTACCACAGTGGATATTACCAAAACGTTTTAATATGAAACAACATAAGAAGAAGATGTTGTTAAAGAATCCTGTTAATGGAAATGAAATAACAGGTGATACTATGAGTGAGAAGTTCGGTAGAGGTTCACGTAAGACTGCTATCCTATTCGATGAGTTAGGATTCTGGGACTATGCTAAGGGAGCTTGGGAAGGTTCTAAAGATTCTACTAACTGTAGATTAGCTAACTCTACTCCTAATGGATATAACTATTATGCTATGATTAGAGAGATGTTAATTAGTATTCACACTATGCATTGGTCTCAACATCCTTTCAAAGATGCTTCTTGGTATGAATTTGAGAAAGCAACTAGAACAAAAGAAGAACTGGCACAGGAAGTAGACATATCATATTCTAAATCTCTAACAGGTAAGGTATATCCTGACTGGAATGAAAAGAATGTAGAGAAGGGAATATTCAAATATGACCCTAGTCTACCACTATATACTGGTTGGGACTTTGGTAAAACTGATGATACAGCTATTATCTGGTCACAATTAATCAATGGTAAATTAAGAATCATTGATACATATCAAATGAGTAATAAGAATATTGATTTCTTTGTACCTTTTATTACTGGAATAGTTGAATCAGATAATTCATATCAATATACAGATAGAGACTTAGAGAAGATAGATGAACATAAGTATTGGAAACATGGGACACACTTTGGTGATCCTGCTGGTAGATTCCAGAATAATGTAACTGATGATACTGTTATATCTGTTCTAAGAGACCATGGTATTATAATGAACTATAGAGATGAATGGAAACATTTTACAGCTAGGAAAGGAGAAACTAAGAAACTTATATTTAATGGTATAGAACTAAATATGAATGATGATACTAAATGGTTTGATTTATGTATAATGAATGCAGCTTATCCTAAAGTTAAAAGAGAGGGTATAGAGTTTACAGTATCACTTAAACCACGACATGATGGTACTTCACATTATCGTTCTGCCTTAGAATATTTGGCATTAGGTTTAAGAGATAGGAGTCATAAAGTTAGAAAAGTAAAAGATAAGTTTGTCAAGGGTCAAAGGTTTACTAAGAAAAGGGCAGTAGGATATTAATATGAATTAAATATTCATTTTATTCACATTTATTATGAAAAAATATAGAGTAATTAAATTTGGTTTTGCTAAGGATATACAAGACGCATTAAAGAATGAAGCTAAACTAGAGATAGTGACAGTTGAATTAGCAGAAGATGTATTAGAATCAGAAGAAAAAATTATAGGATTTAAATAAAATATTATGCATGGAGATTTTAGACAAGCGTATAAACATACAGGTAGTAGGTATTTTAGAAGGTTTTTAAAGGACTGTAAACGTATAAGTCCACATATTAAAGTTAAACGTATTAAACATGGCTTCTACCGCATTTATTTTAACAAAGGGTACATTGGGGAGTGTTATCAAGAAATGCCCCCTATAGGGTACGATATTGATGAAATCGATAATAGATTCGAAGATAGAACATTCTGGGAGAAGAAAGAAGATAAAGCAGAACTGACAAGGAAACTTAAAAATTATGTAGAAGGTTATAAGGAATCATTAGATTCATTACAAACAAATGTATACATGATGCGACATAGTGCAGAACATAATAAGGAGGCAGAGTTAGCATGTTCTACAATGGTAGTCAAATAGATTTGACTTTTAAATCGCTTTGTGTTATAATGAAATGAATATGGGAAAAGAAAAAACTATCCTAACAGATATATCAAACGATAATAAATCTGAAATCCCTACAGTAGATGAGAAACTATTACTCAGTGAGATGACTGATAAGTTTCGTTATTGTAGTGACCAAAGATTTAGGTCTTATGAATATTTCGATAATAGAAATATCATAGATTATATTGAAGATTCTGTTAGACGATTTACAACAAATATCGACGAGAGAGAAGGTATAGAAGATTGGCAAGCTAGAGCACATGACCAGATTACAAGGTCTAAAGTTTTGGCTGTTTTAGGTAAGGTTACATCAGTACTTCCAATGGCACAGTTCAAGGGAAGAGGTGATGAAGATTATAGAAAGGGCACAATATTAACAGCTCTGTATGAGTATGCAGAAGATTTAGATGACTATGATGAATTCATGGTCTACTTTTTATTGGAAGCTATTGTTAAAGGAACTGCTATTGGATATGAAGATATCTTTACTAAGACACGAAAAAAGAGAAATGTCAAGGGTATTGGTGGTGACTTAACTGTAGAAGAATATACAGAGAAAGAAGTTAGACTACCTGCTTACATAGTTCCTTTAGAGGAATTTTACCCAGCTTCTGTAGGTATTAATAATATTAAAAAACAACCATATTGTTTCTGGAGAAGCGAAATCACTTGGGAACAATTTCATAACGAATGGACAATGTATCCAAGATACAAGGATGTACTACCATTCAAATCTATTTATGGTGAAGATGAATTACGACCATACTATAGAGATTATATTTCAGATTTCACAGAAGAAGGAAACGTAGAAGTACTAAGATACTATGATGCTGATAATGACCAGTTTGTTATTATAGCTAATGGTTTGTGGTTAAACCCAATTATAGATAAGAATGGAAACATGGAGGCATCTCCATTACCATTCAACCATAAGGAATTACCTTTCTTTGATGTTAGGTTTGATTTCTTTGGTGCAGATTTCTTCTATGGTAAATCACTACCAGATAGGTTAAGTGCATGGCAAGATATACTAAACGTATTGACTAATATGTTATTAGACCAATCATTCCTATCTATTTTCCCACCTATACTAATGGCTGGCTACGATGATATAGAAGATGATTATCTACGACCAGGAAGAAGGATTCCTTATGATACACAGGGATTACCTATCAATCAATCAATAATGAAGCTAGAACCAGGAACTCCTGATAACTGGCATCAATTTATATTAGAATATACAAGGAATGTAATGGCAGAGTCTTCTGTTGACGCAGTATCTCAGGGTATCGCTGGACAGGGAGATAGAACTACGGCACGAGAAATCTCTGTCGCAGCAGAAGGAGTTACAGCTATACTAGGTATATTCACACGAATGGCTAAGACTGCTATTAAGAGAAAAGCTTTCTTGAAAGGAGCTAACATTTTACAGGCTTGGACAGACCCTAAATTCCCAGTACTACAAAGTATTCTTGGAAAAGATGGAGTTAATGATAGCAATGAAGTATTCAATTCCTTTAAAGTAAACAACACAGTATTAACAAGTGGTAAGAGAGGTAACAAGATAATTGAGTTCTATAAGAGTAGAGCAAACTTACCTAACAAACAACAACTACAAGCAAGGTCAAAGATAACAGAAAAGGAATCTGGACAGAAGATAGAGATAGATGCTATCACACCAGGATACATACGTAACTTTAGATCAGATATTGTATTAGTCGTATCTCCTAAGAGTGAAGGCTCACAAGAGATTGAGAAGGCTCTACAGTTAGAGAAGGTAAGAGTATACCTAAGTTTCTTCCCAGAAATGGTAGACAAAGAAGAACTACTTGCTATGACAGCAGAGAAGATGGGAGATGACCCTACGAAGATAATTAATAAGAATGTTCTTAATCCACAACCAGACCCAGGTCGAGAGGTTGATAAAGGTATGGGTACTGACCCAACACAAAACACTGCCAACAACTTGACAAGAGGAGCAAAAGGTGGTGAAGCTGGTTCACAATTAGGACAATTAGCTAATCTTCAGTCAAATATGACTTGTTAATATATGGATAAATTCACAATAGACGAATTAGAACAAGAGCTATTAGGAAGGTATGGTGATATATTGGGGACAATAATAGACCCTGAATTAGAAAAGAAAATATTTCAAGAGATGAAAGCTATAGATGGTTTAACTAACTATCTACAGGCTTTAATGAATAAAGATATTGTTAGATATTTCTCTGCACAAGAAGAGAACGCAAGAGATTTAACTAGAGGAGCTTTCTTACGAACATTACATTTTAAAAAGAAAATGAAAGCTAAACCAAAGTTAGATAAGTCAGACAATAAAAGATACAAATAGAAACTTGCATTAACACATTATTTGTGTTATAATAAAAATGTACCCGTTACAATAGCAGATTGCTTTAGAGTAGTCTGTGCAGGATGGGGGTGGTCGATACCCTTTCTTGCACACACTACTTTAAATAGTGTAGTTTAAACTTTAGTGGACACGACCACTTCTTGGACTCAACCAAGTAAAAAAGGGATTACTAATTAAAAAGTGTAAAAGTATGAACGATGAAAAAGATAAGGATGGAAATCCTATCAAGAAGGTTACTGAAGAACCTACAGTTACTCCTGAGGAGGAACTAGAAAAAGTTAAAGCTGAAAATGCTACTTTGCTTCAGACAAAAGATAATCTTGTTAGCGAAATAAAGGACATCCGTTCTAAAAAGCAACTAACAGAACAGGAGAAAGAAGAATTAGCTTCTAAACTGAAAGAATTGGAAGGAGCTGGAGATAATCCAGAACCTAAAGATACTGACGTTTTGAAGAAGGTAGAGGAGATGCTCAATAGGAAGGAGCAGCAATCTCGTGAGAAGAATAAGGACAAAGCTATGAATAAGTTTATGGCTAAACATCCTGAGTTTTCTCCTTCTAATGATGAAGCTGGCTTGAAAAAATCCGCATTTGATAGAAAACTTTCAATGTTTAACATTGGAAACCTAGAAGATGAAGATGATTTCTCATCTGTTTATGAAGATGCTTATAGATTATTAGGTCGTGAAGAAAGTGTTATTGAGGATTCGAAAGAAGTAATCAATAATCCACATACTCATAAAGAACCTAATAAAGATGACCCTATGAAATTATCTCCTATGGAGGTTGAGTATATCAACAAAAACATGGGTGGTAACGAAGCTAGGTATAAGGAACTTAAAACTAAGAATCCTGATGCCATCAGACGTTTGTTAGCAAGTGAATCTAAATAAGTATTATTATTTAATTCCAAAAAAAACTAATGTCTTTTTATAAAGCAGGAAGTTTAGACTCACATGGAGCACAAATCCTTAGAAAGGAAATAATTACAAATTCTGTAGTTACTACTGTTATGGATTCAGTTGTGTTAGCTAGTGGATTCATGGCGTTAGGAACAACAGGTACAGCCGTATTCGGTCATGTAAATGCTATTCTTAAATCTAATGGTTCACCTATGACAACATCAGGTGCTACTGGAGCTGAAATTGGAAGTTATGTAGGAACATTTACAGCTACATCAGATAACACCACAGTTGCTAAGGTAACTGCTAGAATAGATTTGTCACAAATGACACTTTATTCAGCAGAAGTTGACGCAACTATTGGTACTACTACAGGTTCAAACCTAAGTGGTTACCGAATGGATTTGGATGATGAAGATACACTAGATGAATCTACATCAACTACATCATCAGCACAGTACGCAACATGGGGACTAGACCCACTAAACTCGGCAAGAGCTATAGTTAGTATTTTGGAGTCATCCGTATTTAATTCGTAAAAATTATGATTGAAACAACAGGAACATGGGGATTTCAAATCCCAGGAGTTGGTCTTGAAATCTTAGATTTTGCGGACCAAGGCGATATGGAATATACTCCAGGTATTTTCAATATCTTAAATCGTGCTTCAGGCACAGTAGGAAAAAAGAACTTCGAAGGTAAGACAGGATTCTCAACAGTATCCGAATTTGCTGAAGGAGATGCAATTCCTACAGTCGACAGAGATAAGACTTATTTGACAGAAATCACATACAACAACTATGGGGGTTCTGTTCAAATGACTCAAAATCTACTTGACGACAACAATTACCAATCAGAACTAGACGCAATGAAGGATTTGACTCGCACGATGAATTATCAGCAAGACAAATCTGGTTTGCAACTATTCAATGGTGGCTTCGCTACTACTAAATCTGTTAATGACGTAACCGTAACATGGTATGGAGATTCAGTGCCTCAGTTTTCAACTGTGCACCCTACTCAATCCGCTTTCGGTTCTACTCAATCAAATGCATCTGCTACAGGAATCAAGTTGACACATGACAACTATTTCACAGCAAGATTAGCAGTTGATAAGCAAGAAACAGATAATGGTAAAGCTGTTACTATGGCTGGTAAGAAACAACTTATTACTCCGTTAGACCTTGAAAAGAAGGCTATGGAAACTCTTGATTCAGAATTAACACCTGAGTCAGCAAACAACGCTATCAACGTGTACAAAGGTACAACTGACCTAATTATGTCTAAGTTCTTGAACTCAGAACAAGGAGGTTCAGCTTCAGCTTGGTTCGTTACAGTTGCAGGAGAGAATCTATTATTTCAAGACATCCGACAAGAAAAGAGACTAGATCAAAGTTATGATATTTTGACTAGAACTCATACTTTCACAGTAGATGCTCGTTGGGCAAACTACTCCAGAGGATGGTTAGGAACATGGGGTTCTAAAGGTGATTTAGAAGCATACGCTTCCTAGTCCGTTCGTAGGGTACGTTACCCTACCTCGACATAGTATTAATCTTTATTCGCCAAGGTTAAATAACACGAGAAATGCGATACAATATTGACAAGAAGAAATCTACGAAACCAGAAAGGATATTCTACGAGGTGCTTAAAGAGTTACATATACCTTTTAAGCATCGATGGATAATCCAAAATAGAGAGATTGATTTTGTAGTCGGAAATTATGCAATAGAGATAGACGGACATGAACAAGACACTACTAAGAATGAAGTATTAGCAAGTCTTGGATATATCCCAATACACTTACATAACTCTGAAATTAATAGAACAAATATTATTAAATTACTAAAACAATTAATATGACAACAACAAAATATCCTAACGGAATTTCCAGTTATGGAATCCCAGTTACAGGTTCACTTCCAATGGTTTTGGGAGCAAATGGAGCAGGAGACATTTACTTTGTAGATGCAACTAATGGTTCAGATGGAAATCTTGGACTATCCGCAGACCAAGCATTCAAGACATTAGCAGTTGCTTATGCAGCAGCAGGTTCTGGAGACACAATTGCTTTATCAACAAATTCAACACATAGTCTTACAGCAGGTATTGCTTGGACAAAGAGTAGAATTAACTTGGTAGGTATGGACTTCTTTGGAAGATTAGTACAACAAGGTGCTAAAGTACAATTAGCAACAGCAGCTACAACAGCTTACGTTCTAAAAGTAACAGGAACTAGAAACAGTTTCTCAAACATTAAGTTCATCCAAGCAGCAACAGCAGCTACAGGACTACACGTATTAGAAGAAGGTGGAGAAGGTTCTCTATACCAAAACTGTTCATTCGTTTTTGGAGTAGCAGATAACCTAGACCTAACAACAGCTACAGAAGTATTATGTGGTTCTGATTCAGGAACATATGATAACTGTACATTCGGTTCAGATACACTTGTTACAAGTGCAGCTAGAACAGTATTCACAATTGACCAAGTAACATCAGCACAAGAGTTCAAATCAAACATTTTCAGAGATTGTATCTGGATGGTTTCTTCAAGTGATGCAGATGCACTTCTATTGAAGGTAGCAGCTAATACAGATGTATTATTTACAAACCTATTTATCAATCCGATATTTATGGCTTCTATTGATACAGCAGGAGGTATTGCTTTAACAATTGCTGGAGCAAGTGCTTCATCTCTTGTAAAAGGAACTTTGAATTTTGCCAACTTAGCAACATTTAACTGTGCTAGTTTCATGACTACTGCAGACCAAGTGATGATTACAGGAAACATTCCTACAGCAGCAACATCAGGTATTTCAGTTACTCCAGCGTAAATCAATTTACGTTAGTTTAGCCAGTGCTTTAACTGGCTGCCCTATTGGGCTTTATTAATTAGTTAATTAAAAAAATGATAAAAAATATAATTGCAGGATTTCTCGCAGGACTTATCGCTTCAGTTGGAGTAATAGGAATTAATACAATAATAACAGATGAAGTTGTTATAGAGGATGCTATCCAAGGAATTCAGGGAGAAAAGGGAGAACGAGGAGTAAGAGGATATACTGGTGCTAAAGGAGATGCTGGTATTGGTATACAAGGTATACAAGGATTAAGAGGTTACAACGGAACATCAGTAACAGTTGACCAAGTATTAACTGCTTTAGATGAAAGAGAAGACGTAGTAGAGATAGATATAAGTCTATCAGATACTGGGGTTGGAACTTCAACAGTAATAACTTTAGAAGAAGGTATATATGAAGTATCTATTTTCCATGCAGGTTCTGAATATTTCGGAGCAAGTCTTAATGGACATGGTAGGAATGTAGTATTCGCTTCACAAGATGGATATGTTTCTTCAGAAGAAGATATTGAAATTACAGATGAAGGAGAATATACAATCAATATTACAACACTAGGTACATGGACATTCGATATTATTAGTAAATAAATAACAAGATGAAAATAATTAACAATACAGATAATTCAATTTCAATCCAAGTTAAAGGTGGTACTAAATATACTATTGAAGCTAACGGAGAACTAAACAATATTCCTACAGAACATGCAGTATTTTGGAAAGGTTTACATTCATTTCTTATCTTAGAAGAAGAAGTTTCTAAAGAGATTAAAGTCGAGGAAGTAAAAGAAGAAGTAGTGGAGGATGTAGTTGAAGAAGTTAAGGAGGAAGTGGTAGAAGAAGTTGAAGAAGTTAAAGAAGAGAAAAAAGACAAGAAAAAGAAATCTTCTAAAAAAAGCAAATAATAATTAAACAAAAAATATTATGAGTTTAAATTACGTAATACAAGACCCAGCAGTAATAATTGGATCAAAGAATGTAACTACTAACATATTTACAGCAGTTGCTTTGAAAAACTATTATGACTTTGATGGTACAGCAAGTAAGATTATAGAAACTGGAGAAGGTTCTAAGATTGAATTAGATTGTATCTATACAGCAGGAGCAGGTGAAACAACCAACTCCGTAGAGGTAATAATGGAATCAAGTTCTGATAGAACTAACTGGTATAGACTTCTTAATGAAGCTGTTTCAGATGGTACATCTACCTTGACAGACAGAGAGTTTACACACGTTCAGTCTACAACATATGGTACACTAGGATATGATGCAGAATCAGTAGGATTTACAGCAGGTTTACTTGTTACAGGAAACGGTGGTGCTACAGGTATAATTGAATCTGATACAGAAATAGTAGCTGATACTTCAGGTACATTACTATTATCTAATGTCACAGGTGCATTTATAAATGATGAAGCATTAACCGATTCAGGTTCAGGTGCTGCCACAGTAAATGGTGTATTAACATCAGTTACAAGGTTCTCATTACCAGTAGATATATCAAATAAATACCATAGAATATCAGTAAAAGAAACTGGTGTTGCTTCAAATTATGGAACAATATCTGTGGAAGCTGTAGTTTGTGGTGTCTAAACAACATGCAAATTTCAAAACAAGAGAAAAAAATCAATGATTCTGTTGAGCAACTTAAAAATCTCAAAGTAGAATTGAGTATAGTTAGTGAAGATTTATCTCAGGCTCTTTTAAATAAAGAGTCTGTTTTGAATGAGATAGATAAATTGAATAAAAAAACAGTAACAATAACTAACCAATCTAAAGGTAAGTTGGAAACACTAAGAGCAAGAAAGATAGAATTAGACAATAAAGAATTAGGATTGTCAATGAAAGAAGATGATGTTAAAAGAAATGAATTAAATTCATTAGTTAGTATAGAGGTTGCACAGAAGAAGTTAGATGATAATAAGAAATTAGATACATATAACTTAAACCAACTAAAGAAGAAGATAGAAGAGAAAGATAGGATATTATCTGATATAAGTATATCAGTTGATATAGCACTATCTATTGAGAAAGAGTTAAAGAAATCTATTAAGTCTCTAAAGAAAGATAAGAATAATTCAGATAAAGAACTAAATAAACTAAAGGATAGTCTATCTAAAGATATATCTAAGTCAGAGAAAGAACTAGAATCTGATAAGAAAGAACTTAAAGAATTAAAGGCACAGATATTATCTGAACAGCAAGTTGTTGGTTCTGCTGAGAAAGCAATCAAATTAGAACATAAATTATTAGAAAGAAGGAAGAGAAATCTTGATGTGATGATTGCAAGATTCAATAAGACATTCAAGGAACATTATCCATTATTAGAACTAAAAGTTTAGTATGAAAGATTTAAGTAAAATAAGAAATGATATAACAATTTATATTAATCAATATGTAAATGATGTCTTTAATAAAATTAAAGAAGACACAGAACAATTAACTTCTGTTTCTCTTGAATTAAAATTAGAAGAAACAAAATTAGATAATATAAAAGAGATATATCAAAATACTATTAATGCAAATAGATTAGAGAAAGGAATAGTTAATAGGGAAAAGGAATCACTATCTAAAGATATAGATGATTTTAGTAGAAAATTTAGTAAATTTAATCAAGAAAAGACACAATGGTTATCTAATTTAGATGTATTTAAAAGAGAGATTAATAATCTTGAAAATAAAAAGTTAAGATTAATTAAAGAGACAAGTGAATTAGAAAAACTAGAAAAGAATAAACTAGATTTGATTTCTGAAATAAAAGATATAAGAGACAATAATAAAATTGATATAGAAGAATACAAAGATTACATTTATAAATGTAATGAAGATAAAGTTATTATAGAGAAAGACATAGATAATCTAAAGAAGACTAGGAGAGAAGAAGAGAGTCATATTTTACCAACGATAAAAGAATTAAATTCTAAAGCAAAAATGCTAGACCAAAAAGAACGTGATTTATCTGTTGTTGAACAGAGATTTAAGAAACTATACGAAGTACATGGTGCTAGTTTTAGAGTTTAATATAATAAAAAATGAGTAGATTTATAACACAAAACCCTGGGATAGGAGGATTAGATGAATTAACACAAGCAGAGGAGATATTTCTTACTTCTTTTGCTGGTTTACCTTATTCTGATGGAGATGTAGTATATTATAATGGTACAGCTATGACTAATCTTGGACTTGGTTCGGCA